GGGCAGCCGCTTGGACCCCTGATGCGCTTGGGCGCGGACGAGACGAACGCAGCCCGGCCGACGTTGGAGATCGCGCTCAAGGGCGTGCAGGCCATCAAGGAAAAGACGATCAAGGGCTGGGACACGACCGAGGGCGACATCCGGGCCGACATCGCTACCGCCCTTGGTGATGGTCGGGGGTTTGGCTCAGATGCCGCCAGGCGCGCAGCGGCGGAAACCGCCTACTACATCGCGGCCGGGCTGGCAGCCGAGGGGCGTTACGGCACGACCCCGATGGGCTTCAAGTCAACCAAGGGCTCACAAAAGGCGGTTGACCTCGCTGTCGGTGGTGCAGTCATTGAGCGCAACGGCAGCAAGATCCCGATCCCCAGCGGCATGGACGAGGGCGACTTCGATTCGCGCATCAAGAGCCTGACGCCTGAAAACTTCAAGTCGCAAGTGCCAGACGGCAAGGTCATGCTCGGTGGTCAAGAGGTGCCGCTTGATGCCTTCGTGGCAGCCGTGCCAGATGCTCAGTTGGTGGCTGTCTCCAAGGGCGTCTACAACGTTGTCACCGGCAACCGCATCGCGACCAACTCCAAGGGCGAGCGCATCATCATCAAGGCGAGGTAAGCATGGGCCTGCTCGATTCGTTTGAAGACGACAACAGCGCGGCGCTGGATGACCTCGTCCGCCGCCCTCCGAAAGCACAGCCCTTCATCAAAAAGGGGGGCCGAAGCCCCCCAAACCCCTCGATCTCACCTCGCGGTGATCAGTTGCCCAGGGCGTAGGCCGCGCGAGCGGTGAGCGTGCCCGAGGCGGTGGCGGCTGCGGTCAGCGTGGCCACGATGTCGTAATCGATGCCGGGATCTGCGGTCAGGCCCAGGATCTGCCACAGCGGCTGTTCGATCTCGCTGATGTCGAGCACACCCGACTCGTGCAGGATGTTCGAGCCGACCGTGATGGCGGTGGCGATCGACACAGCGGAGCCGAAGGCGTCAGCATCGACCACGGCGCCACCGTCTTGGGTGGTGCGGTAGACGCCGAAGTCAGCAGCCGCCGAGGTGATGGCGTCGCAGTAGACAACCAGCTCGCGCATGGAGGCATGCGAGGGCACGGTGGCCAGGATGAACTTCGACGCGATCGAGTCGCCGTTGGTCACTTCGACCGTGGCGCACTCGTCGTACAAACGACGCGGGCCCAGGGTCAGGCCGCCACGGACGGGCGGGGTGGAATCGCGGCCGGAGATCCGGGCCGACTTGACGGTCACGACAGCCATGATGGTGTCCTTTCAGTGTTCAGGTGGTGGATCAGCGCAGGAAGTCGATGGCGACCACCTTCTTCTCGTCTTGACGACCGGCGCCCAGCGACAGCCAGCCATAGGCCTCGGTGGGGTGGCCGCGCTTCTGCTTGTTCTCCGACACGTCGGTCTTGAAGTTGATGCCCATGCCGATCTCGACGCCGGACTTAGCCCAGGCCACGGTGCGGGCCTCGGCGCCACCGCCTGCGCCGTTGTCCAGCGCTTGGTAAGGCACCCAGGTGAAGCCCATCCAGTTCTCGGCGACCTTGCCCGACTGCAGCATCTGCACGGCCATGAAGTCCGACGAGGTCAGGGTGGTGTCGGCCAGGATCTGGCGGACCATCTCGTCGTTGTAGGAGATGTAGAGCTGTTCGCCGTTTTGCTCGTCGCACTCGTTTTTGCGGAACAGCGAGCGGGCGAAAATGGCCTTGGCCTTGGTGAAGGCGGTGCCACCGGCCAGCACGATCTGGCCAGCGGGCAGCGTGGTGGTGCTGAACGAGTTCTCACCCGACTTGGTCACGACAGCGTCCAGCAGGGCGCGGTAGATGACCTTGTCCTTGAGGCGGTTCGAAGCGTCAGCCAGCAGGCCGGGGTACTTGAACGACGGGTCGGCCGACAGCTTGGGCACGTCGAAGCCGTCCACCACGATGGTGGCGTCGTAGTCGGCCATGTACACCACGCGGGTGTTGTGATCCAGGGACTGCGGCGTCTTGTCCTGGTAGCGGCCGGTTACCGCCTTCATCTCGGTGGTGCCGAGGCTGTTGATCGTGAAGGACGATCCTTCGATCATGCCGCGGTCAACGGATGCCTTGGCGAAACGGCAGTCGCGCTGCGCCAGAGCGTCGCGATAGCTGTCATGGAACTGCTGCTTGAAAGCAACGGGAGGATTCGCGAGAGACATGGTTGTGCTCCTGAAAGGTTGGGCGCCGTTTCAGGGTGTCCAGTCACTTGACCGGGCCTGCTGTCGTGGCCAAGACCCGGCTACAGGTCAATCGGCTACGGGCAACACATGAGGGTGTCCAGGTGCCAACCTGGGCCTCGATGCGCTGATGTTCTCGCCGGTGCTGGTCAACTTTCCCCACCATCGAAATGACAAAGCCCGCACATGGCGGGCCTTGGTTGCTGGTGCTGATGCGGGTCAGCCGGGGTAGCGCTTCTTGTAGTGCTCGTCGAGGTGCTTGACGATCTGAGCGCGGCGGGGGTCACCGGCTGGCAGTGCATCGCGCTGGCTTGTCAGCTCGGCGCGCTTGGCATCCCAGTCGAGCGCATCGCCCGGGGTCATCTGCGTGCCCTGCGGCGTGTCCTCGGCCATCTCGGGCGCCATCGCAGCAGCCAGGCGCAGGAACATCGGGTTATTGCCCAGCGCCGCGTTGAACTCGTCGAAGTCCACGCCCAGCTTGGCCGCCAGCTTCTGGCCTGCCTTGAACGCCTCGCCCACGTTCTTCTCGAACTCGGCGGGGTCCTTCCACACTTCGCCCAGGGCCTTGGCCGCATCCTCTTCAGCCTTCTCGGCCTGCTGTTCGGGGCTCAGTTGCGCGCCTACAGCTTCGGACGCCAGGCGCCCGTATTGCTTGATGACCAGGTCAACCTGCTTTTGAGTGAAACCGGCCTTGTGCGCGTCGGCCAGGAACTCGGACAGCTTGGCGTCCTCGGCAGGGTTCCAGCCTTTGAGCGCTTCGGCGTAGTCGGCCGGCGCTTCGACCTTGTAGCCCGACACGTCAGCGGGTGGCACATCGCCGGAGCCCTGGCGCTTTTCGAGGTGGCTGCGGCCGTTGTCGATCTTGCGGGCGGTGGCCTGCCAGTCGATCTCACCGGCTTCGTTCTTAACCAGGTATTTCTCGGGCGCGTTCCACTCAGCAGGCGCTGCAGGCGCGGCGCCCTTGCTCATGATGGTGGTGGGCGCTGCCGGTGCGGGTGCGGCTGCAGCAGCAGGCGCGGCCGGCGCTTCGGTGGGTGCTGCCGGTGCACCAGCGCCGCCAACATCAGCGGCCACGGCTTCATTCTGCAATCGGGGGGTCTTCTTGAACATCAGGCACTCCGTGTGCAATGTTGATCTGCCCCAGGATGTGGTCGAGCACCTTGCGCATGCCGCCACGTTCGTAGGTCTTGAGCACGGCGTCTATCCCGCCTGCACTCACCTGGGGTTGGGAGAACCGCTTGACGAGGTCTTCGAGAACGGCGACGCCGTCCGCAGAGTCCTCGAACAGCCGGCGATAGGTTTGGGGCGTTGTCAAATCACAGCCTTCCTGCTTGACGAATTACGGCCGTCGCGTAGCCCGCCAGTACCTGCTGCCACGTCGCATTGATGTGCGTACCGTCCACCGTCATGTCATTGGGAACGGCAGGGATCGCCGCCCCGTTGTTGAACGGCGCGACGTCGAACTCGATGTAGTGCCGGCATGCGCGAGCTGCGCTGTTCAGCCGCAGCCACTGCGTCACCTCGTCGGCCGTGTTGGCACCAGCACTTGGGAACATGGTCACGGGAACGAAGGCGCCGCCCAGCGCTTCAACCTTCTCCTGGGCTTCGATCATTCGAGCAATCTGCGCCGACACAACCGCCTCGGTCCATGCGTTGGTGTCGTTGTTGCTGCCAGGTTGCCAGAGCACAACGTCAGGGCAGTCGCCGACGGCAAGACGCGCGTTGAGCCGATCCAGGAAGGTGTCGGACGTGGTGGAGGCAAGTCCCCAATTCTCGTAGCCGACTGGAAGACCTTGGTCGTTCAGGTCGGAACAAGCGCGCTGCGCCCACCCGTACTGGTCACCTTCCGTGCCGACGCCGCTGACGCGCGAATCGCCAAACGCAGCGACGGTGCGCACATCCCCGCCGAGCGTGCGGATCTC